GCAATGTCGGGCAATATTTCCATTACTGTGGCTAATACAGGGCTGGCAGTAGACTCAAACACACGACCGCCCATATCTTTACCAAAGCTGCTATAGGCATTCACAACATCTTTAACAATTTCAGGCGCGTACTCTTTGTATTTTTCAGATAATGCCTGTGTTAATGCTTGTGCATCGTCTCCAAACTCGTAATCAGGAAGCCCGCTAGTAATCCCTTTAGCGGTTTCTGATGCAAGCCCTGGTGATTGCCCTGCCGCAATACCGCCAAGCCCAAGCAATCCCTCTGGTATCGTTTTGCCTAAGTTATAAAGCCCACCAGCAACAACATCAGCCGCACCGACCAACATAGAAGGATCGTCTTCATCGCCTCTATCTTGTGACGTTCCCATATACTCAGGATAAGCATCACGTTGCGCCCGCTCTTCGTCTATACGGTTTCGCAGGCTCGGATCATCTTCAGGAATATCATCGGGTATATTCCTGATCACTATCCCGTCTTTTGTTTCGAGATCATAGGGCATTAGTAATCACTCATAACCTTGCGGTTAGGCTTTCGCCGCGTTGCCCGCCGTGATGCGCTTGTTTGCGGTTTTCCTGTTTCGGGTATCGTATAGCCTTCGCCGCCAAGTTTCATAAGCAGAGACTTGGCATCTTTCAGGAATTGCTTATCAGACCGTGATCTGTTTAAAGCCCCGCCGCCAATAGATGAAAGAATCTTGATATCTGACTCGCTCAAAACCCCTGTCATCAGCTTTAGGTTGTCTACAGTCAAAAGGTTGGTTAGCTCTTCTAAGTCGGCTATAGCGTCATGTTCGCCAGCATCCATACGAGTCCAGCCTGCGGCTTTCGATGCGTCAAAAGCGCCCGTAACATCGGACAAATCAGGGTTTGTAACAACCCTGGCAAGCAACTCAATTGATCGCCCTTTAACTCCTTCAGCCTTTTCTTTTTTGATCTGGTTTTCGCGTGTTTTTTCTGCTTGTTTCATTCCTTCCGGTACGGTCTTAGATGTAGCCACCACCGCATCCAGCTCATCCCTCTGCTCTGGCGTAACGCCTGGATATAAAGTATCCATCATATTGCCAACTGTCGCCCTGCGGTCTTGCTCTTTTAAAGCTGGCATAGCAGCCTGAACCGCCTTAACGCCATCCTTGCCGCCGCCTGCCGCTGCGTAAGTAGCACTTGCCGCTGCTTGGCTTGGTTTAGATAGAGTGTCGATCATTGCCTGTGGAATTGGCGGCGCTACTGGAACACCGTCGCCGTCCACTCCACCAATAAGATTCGGCCCCACGGTTCCCTCGGTAAGGTTTACCATTCGACCCGATAGATCGCCTGTGCCTTGCTGGTACTCTGGCCGCTGTGCTTTCCAAGAACTCAAAAGCTCAGGCATTCGGAATAACGCAGCTTTATGAATATTGGCAACAGAACTAGGATCAGCCCGAAGGCTTGCCGCATCATTTAGAATGTTTGTGGGGTTGCCGCCCATATCGGATATTTGTTGTGCGGCCTGTTCTAACCGATCAGCTATTGCTACAGGATCATTTGTTGATAGTCCAAACGCATAGGCATCGTGCATAACTCCCTGAGTATCGGGCGTAGCATAACCAACCGCACGATCAAAGGCTTCGGCCATGTGCGGATATTTAAGTGATACCGCTGCCATCTGAGCAGGATCGCGGCTTTGTACTGCCGCTTGTAGCTCTTGCTGCATAGCTGTTTGTGCTTCGGCTGCTTCCGCTCTTTGGCGCTTCTGGCCTAACGCTTGGCCCAATCCGGTGATGCCACGGGTTATACCTGAGATATCACCACCAAGAGGAGCCACATAAAATGGGTTGCCGTTCATGCTGCACCTTCCATAATGCCGGTATAGTTCACGATCATATAACCGTCTTGCTCAGTCACCAGATCGGGCCTGACCTTCTTAACAAGATCAGCCATAACGCCCTCGCTTGACCCTTCCAGCCCGAACATAGATTTAGCCGTATCATTCCAGTCCCATGTGAACCAGTCATAGCCGTACCGTTTTCCTGCTTTCTTCTTATTCGTTTTAAGTTTTGGGTCTGAGAACATAGCTATTAAAGCGGCTGCGCCTAGCTCCATCATTTGACCCTTACCTTGGGCCGTGGCTTGTCCTGCCGCTGCTTCGCCTTGTCCCAATATACCGCCTAGATTACCCATTGAGCGGCCAATAGCGTTGGTATTAGTGTCTAGTCCAGCCAAGCCTTTAACACCCTGTATCTGATCCTGGTAGGAGGCCAGCATAGCGTTGTTTTGAAGCTTGGCGTTATAGTCCCATAGGTTTGCGCTGGTATTGCCTGAGCGTAGCCCGCCAGTCATCGAAGCATTGCGCATAATGGCATCTTCGCCCCTTAATCCACCCTCCATCAGTCCAGCGTATAGAGGTGACGACATGGCCCGTTCAGCTATGCCGGTTCCATCGGATACCATCTGACCGTCCGGCCCCATCACAAGGCCGTACTCACTACCTAAACCCTGTAGCGATACATCTCGTAGTTCATTCGGTATTTTTGCCTGCTCTTTCAGGAACGCAAGCTTTTCTGCTTCGCCCTTGTACGCTAGGTCGGCGGCATATCTTGATGAGGCCGCCGCTCCTTTCGCGCCGGTTATTGGCTCCGCTATATCAGACGCATGGCTAGTGGCCCACTCTAGTACCTTACCCATTACTTAACCCTCTCTAACGCATATATGTCTAAACCTTGCGCGGTTGCCAGATACTTAAACCCGCACTTTTCTACTATTCTTTTCACGCTTGGTGTATCAATATTGGCTGTGATCATTTCGCACCACTCACAAGCATTAAACACAAAATCGCAAAATTCTTTTATGGCCGGTTTAACGTGTCGCAATCCAGTCTTATCGCTGGCAAAATGGGCGCTAACAACACTCCCCATCTGTGTGATTGAAAACAATATTGTTCCCTCACCGCCCCACCGATATACGTCATGCGCTTCATCTCTAGCAAGGCCGTAATACGGATCACTTTCGTTAAACTCATCACCATTATACAGCATAAACGGCATCACTGATCCACGCCCGTAACGTAGAAGTTGAGCGCGTTGGACGCACTGCTTTCTATTCTCAACGTACCACCGGCGGGGATGGCCTGGCCGATGGCACTGGGGGCATAGCAAGCCCTATCCCGCACCACAATGGATAGCGGAACTATTGACTTAACCACCACGCCAGTAGAGGCATATATGTATGCCTTAAACCATGCGCTTGATTCTGTATCATTGGTAACGGTAAATGCTTTGATCTTTGTGCCGTTGCCGGTAGTGGGCGATAGGTACACCGTTTCCACCGCATCTGGAGCGGATAACTCAACATTAAACGCCAATACCTTGTCGGTCATTAATTAGCCCTCAAAACAGCATCAATTAACACTAAATTAACCGAGTCTGAATTGTTTTCTAAAAATATCTCGAGATAATCATTTTCTGCCAGCATGACCTGCCACGGTGCGCCCGTATTACGTGGGTCTGCTGCTCCAACACGGTTAGATTTTCCGCTATCCGATATGACTGATCCGTTTTTAGCCAAGTAAATAGTGATATCTTTGTTTGTTCCAGACGCGGGCTCAACGGTAGCGTTGACATCTACAGGTATATCAATATCGCGCTCACCTACAAACGTAATACGCCCTGTTGTATCGGCAGAAAAAAACGATTCATCCTGAACAACAAACGTGCCCAGCGCTTTGACTGGGGTATCAATTGTAGCTATAACGGTTTCAGTAGCGTTGCCGCGCATCGAAACCATAGACGTTTCATGCGTGTCTGGAATGCCTGAGTTACCGGAAAACAAGTAGCGTATATCCTCTACCGCTATACCGCTTAGCGCTGCATCTACTGTGGCAAAGTTGCTATTAGTTATCGTGGCAACTGCATTAGCCGGTAGGTTAGCCGAACCAGCCACGCCTTTAAGCCCAATTGATCCGGCTGGCCCTATAAGCGTGGTCTTGTTTATATCTAGGGCTTGGCTAACTGATGTCCCTAGATCAATTCCCACAAACGTCGCGCTAGTGCTGAGTATTGATAGCCCGTCCATTGACACGACAACCATGGAGTTTCCGCTTAAACTAACCCCGTCATCAATATCAGCGCACGACAGCCCCTCAATCGAGATCAATCTAAGATCATCAAATGTGCCTATCTTTGTGCCAGATATAGACAATACGTTATCCAATAAAAACAGATTTACCCCGCCTATCGTATCGGTAAAGCTAAAAGCCTGAGAATTTGGATGGTTTATTGAGATATTCTTTATTGAAAATGACGCATCTGAACCAACAAACATGGTTCCAGTTCCGGTATAGGTCAGGAGGGGAGAGAATATATTGCCCGCTGTTATCTTTGATCCGTTCTGAGCATCAAAATACTTTGCTGTTGTGATCGTTGATGCTATCCAGTAAATAAGCCCAGCCTCCAGAGTAATACTGGTCGCGTCCTGTGATGGGAAATCTGACTCTTGATTGATATAGACAACTGGGTTTGCGCCTAGCGAATCGTATAGCTCGGTTTCGTTAGCGTTGACCTTGATAAACGCATCGCGCCACGTATCGCCCGTGCGGTCGTTTGCCACTGTACCTACGTCTATAATTTGTTGAGCCATTACGCTTCCGTCATATCTACTGTTAATCTGGTGGTGTCTACGGTAAACCCTGTCTCATCGCTTTTAAGGGGATCACCGCTACCTATTCTTTGCTGCAATTCAAAAAGCTGCGCGCTGTTGTCTGGTAATTCGTCCTGCGTGTTATCTTGTACGCTTTCCGCTACTGTATCTAGGTTTCTGCCCCTTGCTAGATAGTCCTCTATCGCTACGTCTGACCAATCAGGGTGAACACCCTTTACATCCTGATAGGTGATTAATACTAGCTCGAAATCTTGGGTTATATTAACCATCAGCTTGCCTTAACCCTTGCGAACAGAAACGATAGCCGCTCTTTGGTCTTGGCTCTTATCTTGATGCCCATCCAGTTGCGAACATAACCAAGCCGACGAATGATAAACCGCTGGTTGTAGTTGTACTGCTCACCGTATAGCGCCCACCATTCGTTGCTGTAAGTCAGGCCGTCATATGTCACGGATATAGCGCAAGTAACGTCGTCTAAATTAACCTGATGGCCTGGTATTGTGGTGACTTCGATCTCGTCAATACTCAATCCATCCAATAAGAACAGAGGCGTAAACACTGTGCTTTCTACTGTTTCGCCGTATTGAGTGGCTACCGTGTTATCCAATAATCCGATATTTGCATTGAATTTATCGCCATAGATGAACCCAGCTACACGCGGATCGCTTACGCCATTCACGCCACGCCACGGAAGATTACCTGACTTGATGATAGACCACGCCTGATCCACGCCTGATACAGCGGCTACGTTAGCGTTGTAAAGCAAGGTATGGCTAGGTAAGTGGGCAATGATTAGTTTGTCACGGTCTTCTACGCGGGTTTCAAGTATCGCGCTCTGAAGCTGTTCATCGGTGTACTCTGCCAGTATTTTGTCGATCTCTCTTGACGCTATGCTGGTGTATGTTCCAGACGAGATTAGGTGAATGCTGACCGCTTCTTCTCGACCTGAGCCGATGATATAAAACCGGCCCTCTAGCTCTGTTTCGCAATGCGTACCGACTATGCCGCATTTTAAAGACTTCCCTCTAATCCACTGAAACGCAAAGTTATCTGTCGCTTTGTTGGTGAAATAGTTGGTGGTGTATCGATCAAACACTATAAGCTGGTCATCACTGGTTCGGTCTATGGCTAGTGTTGGATCGGGGCTGAATTCAGAGGTAGCAAACTTCAGTCCGTCTATACTTGTTTCGTCGGTGATATCTGTGTGATAAATAAACTCGCCATCAGTGAAAAAATAGTAGTTATCTATCCACGTTAGATCGATTGGCGTACCTAGATCAGGGTCGGTGTTCTGTACTAGCGTTGTGCCGTCGTATTGCCAGAACTTACCATCAGCCACGATACCCATTGAATTGAACGAGTGGGCCATAGATGCGCGTCTGTTGCCGGTTATCGCCCCTATGGTCGTATGTGTTCCATCGACCGCTAGATTGATCAGCGACGTACCAGAAACCCTAAAATGGATGCCTTGCCGCTCATTCCAATAGCCGCCACGGTCTACGCCTTCGCCTGTACCGTGTAGCGTTAATCCAGGGTGCGACAACATATAGCCATCAGCCCCCAATACTTTGCGCATAACCGCGTACATATTCACGGGGAGCGCATCACGATAATCTGTGCTATCGCTTACTTTGTCGCCCTTGATTAGGCTGGCGTTAAAGCTAGGCATTATCAACCGCGTTTATCGCTACCGCATCTCTTACAACAAAATTCTGAGTAACAGTATAACGGTCTGTTGAGTTGGTTTTGGTAGCCGTGATATTAACCGTATAACCGCCAGACCTAATAAACGTTAGCTCTGCGCTTGCGGTATCGTCTGTGATAGATTGGCTTGCTATGGTGATGGCCGAACTATTATTAGCCAGCTCCCATGTAGCAGAAACCAGTGTTTCACCATCCAGCCATTGAACAAACGATTTTAAATGATTGAGAACATCATCTTTGATAACGTAGATAGCTTCAAAGTTATCAGCTGGCTCAGGGTAGTACTCTCGATCCCTGTAGCCCCAATGGTTTCCGCTGCCTCTTGGTAAGGTAGAAGAGAATTGAGCATCAGGAACGGTCACAAGCATGTTCTCTATAGCCCGCATTCCCTCTGATGCTGTCACGGCCAATGATGGCGGTATCATCTTGCCGAACGCTGTACTTAGCTCCAGAGCTAATAGCTTCTTTAATGCGCCCGCTACTGCTGGGACAACTCCAGAGATATCATTAGCGCCGCTTTCGCCGTATGTGCTTGGCTGGTTCCAGCCGGTGTCTAGTCCTTGTGCTTTCAGTTGAGCCGCGTAGTCATCTGCTACAGACAACGCCAGCTCTATATCTTCGTTTGATGCTTTGGTAGTTAGCCCGCTGATACGCATAATCGAATATGCGCCATTAACTACTGATATCTTGGTTACATCAGTCATTGGCTTTATCTGCTGCTATTTGTGCTTTTGTGCGCCTTATCCGTTTAGGCTTTGCGTCTTCAGGCAAGTCATCTACGTGCTGAACAAATCCAAGCGCCTCGAATTGTTCCACGACTTCAGGGCCAATAACGCAATGAATTACTTCCCCGTCTACTCGCTTCATCATGGTTCTATGTCTATCTTTCATTATTCCACCACAAACAAATTAGGGTAGCCGGTAGAGCTTAGGCTCTACCGGCGTTTTCAGTCTTACCCGATACTAAATACCGTTCATTCGCACGCCCCATTGAGGCTGGAAGCAAGCAAAAGTAGGTAAGATATCGAAACGGTAACGGTTTTTGTTGCCTACGCCGTCGCTGAATCGATGAACTCGGATAGAGGAACCTTTATGATTCATAACCATGCTATCGGTAGCGTGTAGCTTAGGAAGAACAACCGAGCCCATACCTACAAACCCTTCACAGTATGCCAAACCTGGGCGATACACTGTGCTTACAGTTTCAGGGATGGTCACAGCGTCACCCGATGCAAGGGCACGATCAACAGTATTGAACGCTCCATTTACACCAGCTTCAAAGATCGCAGCACCAGATACCGTAGCGGTAATCGCGCCTGATCCGTTAGCCGTGTAATCTTCCATCACAGTTACGCTAAACGGTACTGCTGTACCCGCTTTGTATATGGTTTTACCGTTACGCATATTCACAAGGTTACTAGCAGGAAAGGTTAATGTTGTGCCTTTCTTGAGCGTGCCTGTGGTGTTGGTAAAGCCAGCCAGTTCCAGCGTCATCTGGTATGTGTCTTTGTATGATGTATAGGTCGCTGAAGGTGTTGCGCTCAACGTGATACCTGTTACGTCATTGCCAGAAGTGTACTGTGGAAGGTTGTTGGTTGTTAAGACTTGATTCAATCCTGCAAACCCTTCCTTAACTACCGCCTGTGACCACGCCTGATTCACATCAGGATTAACACCCAATTGAGTTTGAAGGTCAGCCAAAACCACTTCATCGAAGCAATCGATTAAGCCGTACTTCTTGCCTGCTGGTGCGCCGATATCCTTCAGTAACGCGCCGGAGTTGGCTACATCCGACCACTTGGCAATCGAATTATCTGGATCGCCCGAGGTTAATGAGGCATTAAGCATCATAAATTCGACTAGCTCAGATTCTAGCGTTACCACCATATCTTCAGCGATAGGGTCAAGCAGCTTGCTCAGTTGATCAGCCTCAAGAGCCTCTTCAACCTGCGTATTTTCAACGTAAACAGTAATGTAATCGCTTACTTCTGCCTGCACTTTACCAGTACGCACAGGGTTTGCGTTACCCGTCATATCACCATCAGAAGTACGATAAGGCGTGTACTGAGGTGGCCGCTTCATAGAAACAGCGCCATAGCCGCTGCCGGTAGATGCGTCAAAATCGTTTACCAATTGCTTGGAAACTGTGTTGGTTGCGACTGTAGAAGATTCAAACGACTTAGCGAATGCCTTCAGCAGCTTGTTATTGATATTGCTTTGATAATTGTTAGCCATGATGACCTCTTAAATAAATGTAGTCTCTGGATATAGACGACTAAAATCATCTTTATCCGAAACCCCACCACCGACAATATTATCTATCGGAGCAGGTGCGTTAGATACTTTAGGGGTAGTCGATAGCGCACGAGGCTTTATCTCGTTTGCAATCTTAATGCCCGCTGAAACAGGGTCTAAAGCGAATAGCTCATACGCTTCTGATGGGTTATCTCCGAGATATTCGACAATCTTGCCGCCGTTTTGATCTGACATAATGTAACTGGCCAGACTATCGGATATACCCGCAGAGTTGATTATAGTCTCCGCTGCTCTCAGCTTGTCCATATCAACACCATCACGCACCGCATTGGTGGCATAGGATGATAGGGCTTGCTGTGCTTGTTCCTGTTGCTGCTTTTGCAATACTTCCCGCTGTTGGCCTTCAAACGTATCAACCGCTGCTTTTTGGGCGACCTGTGAGCTATAAGCGACCATATCCTGGTGATAGGCTGCCATTGCTTCAGCGTCGTAGACGTTTTCTGGAAGAGTCGGCGCGGTTGCATCTGGCTGGCTTTGTGCCGGTGCTTGAGCCTGTTCGTGCAATTGCCGCTCTAACTCCGCTACTCGTCCTGCCGCTACATCTGCGCGCCTTGTTTCCTCATAACGCTTTGCTGTCAGTTCATTGATTCGTTTTTGTACGCCAGTTGTTTTTTCTTCGTGATTGTCTTCACTAGCCGTAGTCTCGTTAGAGGCTTCAGCAATTGCCGGTGATGGATCGGCTTCGGAATCATCAATAATCGGCTCAACCGCTGTGCTGGTCAAGCTTGGTGCAATGACTTCTTCCTGTTTAGCATCTAGTTCATTCATTTAAAGCGCCTCGTGGCGAAATAGACCGCGAAATAGGGATCGCGTAACCCTTCTTGGTTATAAGTATATCACGTTTAGATATAAGGCAATAAGCTTGAACAGTGATAAGATACCAGCGCCAAACAAATTACACGGATTCAAAATGAAAACAGTAGCCAATACCAATAAGCCTTTCCTGAATATGATTGCCAAACACTTTGATCGGATCGCGCCGCGAACGCTTGATGATATACGCACAGAGTTTGAGCCTCGAACCGAAGTAGGTTACACGGTCACACTAGACTCTTACCACCCAGCCAGGTCGCTACCTATCCATGCAACGCTATATTATGGACTTGGGCCGATGCCTGCTTTTTATGACATCAATGGGGCGTATCTCGGGCTTGGCGATTACACGGGCTTTAACCTGGTTAAAATAAACCGACCGCTGCCTTAGTTGCCGCTGCTGCTGCTGGGCTACCCATTGTTTCATAACAACTAACCTCTACGATCTATCGCCCCCTGCAATTGCTCGGATGGCGTATTTCTTAGCAGCGCATCAAGTGCAGCCTCTTCCATCTCAAGCCCGATCTGCTGTGTTTCTGCTACGGTCTTCATGGTATCGGCATCGGTGTTCCTGATATCGCTGATTGCCTTGAACTGATCCACGCCCTGCTTTTGGTCAACCTGATCCAGTCTCTTCATCTCTATCTGAAGTCGTATCTGATCATTAGCTGACTTCTGTAGTTCGGCTTGGGCCTTTAGCTGTTCAGCTTGTGCCGCAACCATCATGGCATCAGGCTCTTGTGGCTGTTGTGCCATCTGCTGCATCTGCTGCTGTTCTTCGTCGGTCATTTCAGCAGGCGGTATTACCCCGCTCTGAAGCAACTGAGCGCGTTTTCTATCTGCAATCTTATCGATCAGTGGCGCATCGATACTCTTGAGCATTACATCACCACCCAATTGAACAATAGACGGATCAATGGCGGCATATTCAAGCAATGCGGCCAGCCCTGCTTCCAGTCTGTTGCTGAATGCTGCGCCAGCGTCACACGTTACCTTGTACTTGCCAGCATTTAGGTTGTTGATTTTGACCATCTTGCCGGTTTGCTGATCGTAAATCTCCTCATTGAGAACCACAGCGCTTTCCACGCCATCGATTCCCATAATGGAGAACTGGCGCTTAGTGTCATATACCACTGGAATGGCTTGCACGAGTAAATCACAAGTGCGCTGAATGGCGTGCACGATAGGGTTAACCCATTTCCTGGTTGCTGCTGTACCTCGATCAATCTGCATTCTTACCGCATCTTCCGACATTCTCCCGCCGAAATCGCCCTGCATGGCACTAAATACGCCTGACTGCTCTTTGATATCCGACGCCATCTGCATTGATACGCTTGCAAGGTGCACGTTTGCTTGTGGGCCGCCACCATAGAAAGGAGGTGGTGATTCACCGTCAGGCTCATAGAACTGAACCGGGTCGGCGCTGATATTCATTCTGGCAATTTGATCGCCGTGGCCTTTGGCCTGCTTCTTGGTCATCCACCACTTAGCGCGTGGAGACAATGCGCCCTCTTCGATCTCCCGTGATTTGGTGCTGTTGTGAACCTGCTGAGCGTCGATATTCTTTAGCACGATGCCAGAGTAGGTGATCTTTGATCCTTGTCCCTGTATCTCATAGTTACCATAAACCGTTACCACAGGGTTAGACTTATGTACGGTAGGCTTAGGCTCGCTTAGTACGCCGCCACCATCAAATACGCACTGATACCATATGAACTCGTCTACGGTCTTCTCATTGGATATCGTAACGCCTTGAGCGGCCATTTCATCCTTGATCATGTCCCACTTATCATCTAGCCGAACCACATCACCATTGGATAGCTGCGCAATCTCTACCCGTGTTTTCTGCGGGTAGTACCGCTCCGCAATAGTAATGACCTCTGGCTGATAGTCTTCACGGCAATCGTTGTCTAGCTCACCGTCATCTACGCTTATTCCGCTACCATCTGGAAATTGCTTTTTGTACGCTTCTGGACTGAGCGAGCTTAGGACATAAGCTACATCACTATCGGAACTATCGGGATTGGTACAGGTATCTGATACCCATACACGCCGAACAGCGTTAGGGATAGGCACTACAAACAGGTCTTGCTCAAAGCTCCACGGGTCTTTGTAGTCTGCTTTCACCATCCACGCATCGAAACCACGACGG